ATTTTTAGTGATGATAAAAACTATTTTTATATGATAGCTGCTGGTGCTGGTGGTGGAACTGATTTTATAATAAGAACAAACAATGATGATTATCTTATAAAACCAGTAAAAGGACTAGATGGTGGAGGATATGAAGGAGAACCTTTAAATGAAAGCAATGGAGATCCTGCACTAGAATTTAAATGGTACAATTCTGGGTATTCTGGAAAGTCTGGCACACAAACTGCTGGTGGATATGGTGGTAGTTTAGATAAGAATTCTATCTCTACTGAATTTGTAAGATTTTCTAATGGATCTAGAAATACTGGTGGCGATGGATTAAAAGAAACCTCAACTATTACCTGTAAAGGTGGAGCTCCTGGTGGAGGAGCTGGATATTATGGTGGTGGTGGTGGAGATATCAAAGCAGGAGGAGGTTCTTCTTATATAAGTGGAGATCCTAATTGCTCTGATGAACCAAATAATGACCATGTTGTATTTACTGATACAGAAACAATAGTTGGTGGAAATAATGAAGTAGATGGTAAGGTTGTAATAACTGTATTAAAAGCAGATATAGAACCTTATGAAATATATTCTAAAATCAACGTATTTGAATATCATAGTAAATATGATGTGACTATACCATTTCCATATAAACAATTTACAGAAATGCAATTCTTTATTATAGATAAAGAAGGAAAACTAATTCCAGCTAGATATTATGATCGTATAGATAATTATACTATACGAATTAAAGATAATACGGATTTACAGATTTCATCTGATAAAGATTTAAAATTTGTATTTGCCCACAATAAAGGACAATATGCCGTTCAAAAGATGGAATTAAATTTTGAATGTGAAACCAATAAATATCAGTATGATCTATTATCACCTTATTATATGATTCTTGATATAAGAAATAGGTTTAAGGTTTTCTTTAATAGAAAAGAATTAATTCATGGGGCAGATTATACAATCAATATTTATAAAGGAGTTTTAAATCTATCAGATTCTTTAGATATAAAAAGCAGTGACACTCTAGATGTAATATGTTTCTATACTGGAACAAAATATAATAAAGCCATTCCTGAGCTTCCTATGAGTGGTTATATTTATTATAATAAAAATGAAATAGATAGAAATCTGAATAAGAATTTAACGGCTATATTTGTAAATGGTAAATTAGTTGATAGAAAAGATGAATTAGATATATCTAATACCATTCATAAGATCTCAACTGATATTAAATCTAGATATAATCTAGAAGTATTGAATCTTAGTCCTAAAGTAGATTCATTGGTTCCTAAATTTAAATTAAGGAAAAGTAGAAACAAAGTTCCTAAATATGTAAATGAATATATTCATGGGAATATCGAAGACTATACGATTGGTAGCTTTTCTAAAGATATTTTAGGAGGAAAGAATGGTAATGGAGTCATTGAAGTTACATTAGCTCCTAATGTAGTTACTGCTGATATAAATGTATCTAATGCTAAGATGTTTAAAATAGATTATAAGAGCTTCTTATTCAATGATCCTATTCAACTAAATTATATACCTAAATATGCTATACAAATACAACAAGTTCCTCATCAAAGAATTAGTGTAGTTTATAATGGAAAAGAATATACTAATGATGATATAATCTATGTATTACGTGGAGATACTATCAATCCTACTATAATTCCTGAAAAAGGATATAGACCTGGCACTCCTAATATATCTAATACAACTCCTATTATGGATAATGGAATTCTTACTGCATCAGATGCTACAGAATTATCTTTTGCTTATGGATTAATTCCTATCAATAGTGCAGGTAATAGATATGATGAAAAGAGAGATCTATGGACTCATATTAGAGATAGAGTTATAACTATACCTAATGATGTAGATAGAGTAGTTGTAAACTATACATGGCATTCTAAATCAGATGAATGGTCTGATGTAACAGACGGATATGCAACAATGACTGATGTATTTAATAGAATACGAAATGGTGAAACTGTAGCTGAAACATATCCTCCTTTCTCTGGAACTGGTATTTATAATTTAGATACAAAGACTCCATGGTTTAATCCTTATATTTCTCATACAGATTCTAAATGGTATATTCCTGCATATAATGAATATATTGCAAAACCCGAAGAGTATTCCTATTATATAATCATGGGTGTTACTCCTGGTAAAACTTATAATTTAAGATGTTTTGCCTCTGGATTTAAGATGCGTGATTATGGGTTTATAATAGGATATAATGAAGATATAGCTAAGAGAAGAATAGATATGACTGATTACTAAAAAGATAGAGCATAGGTCTTAGACCTATGCTCTTATTTATTGTTCTATTTCAGGATATCTGTAAGATTTAAAACTAGAATGGGATACACTATTATTTTCTTCAAATCTGATCTTATTGATCATATTTAAGTCTGCATATCTTGGTTTAGTATAATATACAGGTCTAGTTATAGGAATATCATATAATATTTTATCCCAAGCTGTTTCATTATCAGTATAATTAAAAGGAGCAGCATATTTTGTATTTTTAATATAAACAGATTCGGCTTCATTATGATCAGGAAGTTCTACTGGAGGAAACTTTTGAACAATTTGTCTTAAGTCTCCTATTTCGAAATCATCTTCATAGGTAGAATCATCAGATATTTGCAATTGATCTAATTCATATTCATAATCTTCACTATTAGGACCATAATCAGGATTACCAAATTTAAGATTAGTTAAAATAGTTCCTATATTAATATCTGTATTTTCATATTCTACTACTTTTCTTCCATCAAAGAAGAATCTATCTAAACTATGAGCTCCTCTACTAAACATAATCTGATGCCATTCAGTATTGATATTATATGGGTACTCATATAAAGATTCACCATTCATAAAGAATGCAGTGGAGATTTTTTCAGGGCTATCATTATAATATCCTACAAGGATTTTTATGACGTTTCCTTTATCATCAGAAAATTCTAACCCAGGGATATACCTATTTTTATTCTTATTTGTGTCTAGTTTAACTATAGCAGAATCATGAAGTTTAAACCAAAAACTAACGCAGAATAACCCGTCTAATCTAAGAGTAATATTATCCATATTATATAAATATGAATTCTTTTTAAAGAAAGATGCTGAATTGTATTTAAAATCTAAATAAGGATCTTGAATACAGGAAGGAGATGAAAATAAAATAGATCCACCACTTTCTTCTTTACCCCAGCTCTTTCCTATTAATCCATGATCAACAATTCCATCTTCCTTTGTAAATCTAAGTGTATTAAAATATTTTCTAATAGCCATAATATTCTAATCCTCTCCAACATATTCATCATCATCTTTATCAACATCAGGTATTATAATTTTATTTTGTATTTCACTAGGAATTCCGTATATTATTTTTCTATAATAAACATTTCCATCCCCATAAATACCATCAGAGATAATCCATTCAAATAACCCTACTCTATTCATTATTTCATAATCTGTAGCAGATTCGAATTCATAATAAATATGATTATCATAGTTTAATTTAGGAATATCTATTTGTAATGAGCATACTACTCCAGAATAAGGTTTTGCTGCCATTGTATCTAAGTTTAAAATATGAGCTATAGGAATAGAAATTAAAGACTTATCATAATATGACTCATTCAATACTTCAGGAATCTTTCCAGCTAAAATTGCTGTTTGGGAATTTACAATACTATTATTAGTAGGATGCTTAGTTTGTAAAGCTATATTTATAGGACTGGGAGTTTCAGTAATATCATCTTTAAAGAACTTCACCGTATACTTGATCAGGGTATCATTCTTCATATGCTCTAATACGTTATGATGTACTAAAGTAATAAACCAGTCTTTATGTTCAATAAGATCTTCATAGGTAAATGGTAAAGTGGGGTCTGGTATATAGTATCTATTATGCTTGATACCATCGGCTACATGAACCATACTATTTAGATCTCTTGGTAAGTATATTTTTTCTTTATTCATATAAAATCACCGTTTAAAAAATGTATTTTATATAAGTGTCAAACCAATACCCTATCAGGAATTAACCTGATAGGGTAATAGTATTATTTCGTTTCTTCAACTACTTTAGCGAGAAGATTATTGAGAACTGTAAAGGAGAAGAGGATTACAGTAGGAAGGAGGAATCCATCACGGATTTTGCACCAACCCTGTTCTTTAGCTGCATCTTCTTTAAGCTTAGCAGTATAAACATCAACAACTTCTTTAATCTGAGGCATACCAGATTCTTTCAACCATTTGGTGAAATACTTCTTTGCTTCATCAGTAACAACGTTTTGTACATTATCAATCAATTCACTCTTAATAGAAGTAAAATCAATTTTTTCAAGTACTTTGTTAGCCATTTATAAGCTACCTCCAAATATTAATATTCTTCATAGACAAAATTTTTTGTCTTTATACCATCTTTAAAGCATTCAATGGTAACAGAGCTACCTTTTAAGAAGAATACACTTCCATCAATAACTTTACCATTTGCTTTAAAGGTAATACCTTCTTGAGGTTTTACAGTAAACATAGAAACCTTCTTATAAGAATCTTCAGTAGTAGATCCATCATCTGCAGGTACTCCTTCTTCAGTAAGTTTCTTAACTTTTTCCTGAAGTTTTGCAATATCTGCATTCAATGTACCAATCTGTTTTTCTTGTTCAGAAGTTTTATCTTGTAAGGTTTTCTTTTCAGTATTAGCTTCATCTAAAGCAGCTTGTGCTGTTGTATAATTTTCTTTAGTCGAATCTAATTCAGTTTGAAGAGAAGTTACCTTTTCACTAGCTGTTTTAAGTTCTGCTGCTTTCTTAGTAAGATCAGCACTCATATCAGAACATTCCTTGTTTTTCTTTACAAGTTCAGAACTGATATCTGTATTTAACTTATTTAAACTAGTAATCTGTTTTTGCATGTCGTCTACTTGTTTTTTACAAGCATCGAGCTCTTTAGATAATTCTACTACTCTATCAGTCATAGTATCATCCGAAGGAGGAACTATGGGATTTTCAGCAGTAAAATGTGCAACCTGATCCTTGTATGTTTGAAGAGCAACACTCAGGTTATTAAGAGCATCAATTTCCAGTTTTTCACGTTTAGTCAAATTTTCAAAACTTGCTTTAAGTTCATTATATTCTTTAACTAAACCAGATCCACTAGAATGACCTTTACTAAGTTCATCTACTTTAGCTTGGAGTTGTTTAGAAAGTTCAACAACTTTCTTATATCGAACTTCCAAAGCCCTATATTGAGCGGAGGTGAAAGTAGGCATTTTTATAAGTCCTTTCTAATCAAAAATATATACTACTTACTTAATAGTTTTCTACTATTTGTCAGCTTCTTCTGCTTTCTTCTTTGTAGTCGTTTTACGTTTTGTTGCTGTAGTAGTCTTTTTCTTAGTATCAGCAGATGTAGTTGTTTTCTTTTTTGTTGTAGTAGTACGTTTATGAGTTGCAGGTTTCTTTACAGCAGGAGCTTTTTCAACTTCTACTTTTTTAATCTGATCTTGAAGTTTAAGGGATACTTCAATCTGCTTATTTAATTCTTCTTGTTTATCTTTAGCAGCTTTTTCTGCAATTTCAATCTTACCTACAATTTCTTCTTTCTCTTTCTTAATAGCTTCAATTTCTTCTGTAAGAGCTTCAATGGTTTTGTTCAATTCTTCGATTTCATTTTGAGCCTTTACCAATTTGCTTTTTCTTGTCAATCCTAACATGTGATTCTCTCCTTTAAAAAATATAAAATAAAATTATTTTATTGTCTTAGATCTAATTACTCTGAAGGAGGTTGCACGGGACTATTTGCTGGAGCTGCATGCAACGACACTATAGTGTATCCAGGCTCATTGGTTGCCGAAACTCTGACTGGTTCTCTATAAGGAACTCGAACCGTTGTTCCATTAGCCGCTATATTGTTTATCATTATTGTAGCCCCTCTGGATGCACTTACATTAAAATTTACGTAATATTGTTTGATATCTTCAATAAAGTATATACCACCAATATAGTTTATCTTAAGAATTATAACACCATTAGTCTTAATAATATCATTATTCAATGCTTCTAAAGAGGAGTATTTAGATTCTCTATTAAATACTACAGAGGCGGCACCGGTTCCAAACGCTATTTTAGAATTGCCATAAGTTTTAATAATTATCGTAAACAAAGCAGTACCTTTTAAATTATGAGCATTGAATCTATCATTTTGCTCTGACGGCTCTTTAGGAAATACAGGAATAATACTATTCACATCTAATGTTCCAGGAAGATTAATAGTAATAGTACTCGGTGTGCTTGCATCTGTAGATCCAACTACGCCATAAGTAGTACATCTAGATCTTCTAGTTACATTATCAGCGAAAGTACTAGATACTACAAGATTTTCAGAAATGTCTAATGTACCTGTTGTAGGAGAAATATACATAGGGCATACATCGATATTATTAATAAAATCCATGTATTGAATATCTTGTTTTAAATCAGATACTTTCTTAGGAAGTTCTTCTTTAGTAGCATAATTAGTAAGATCGAGAGACTGGCTTTGCCCACCTAAACGTTCCCAATTATTATTTACATGGAGATATTCATCATACATATTTTCCCCAGATCCAGTTCCTCTTACAAGATAAATGGTAGCATCATCTATATTAGAAGTGGGGAGAGCTGTTACTACTTCTATTTTGAAATTAGGAATCTTTTTGATAAGATCATTAATTTCTTTCTTTGTGTACGCATCTATATTTACAACTTTATTTACAGGAAATAATTCTTTCCCAGCTAAGTTTATCTTTTCAATCTTATTAGCTTGAGCAGACATTTCTACAGTAGACAGTTTTCCTTTTTCTTCTTCTGTAAAGTTGCTTTCAGATAATCCCATTCCAGGGGATTTAGTAACAAAAATTCGTTTACATTCCGAAAGGAATGTTTTTAAATTATCTAAATTAAGAAATTTACTCATTATGAATAATATTCCTTTCTATATATTAAATTTGGAAAAAGTCTGGTACAGATTCAGACGGAGCAAGAATAATATTTACAGCAAAGTTATCTAATTCTCCATCATTATTATTTAAGAAATTATATCTAGAAAAGCTATTACCGATATCATCAATATTACCAGTATATACTAAAGATCCTGCAGATGCTCTTGATATATTACAATATTTATAAGCAAACTTAACTACATTATCTTTACCAGGAACCTTATAAGGTACTTCTACGATAATAGTAACAACATTTCCAAGATTTCCTGAATTGGTTTTGAAAGTTACATTGACTCTAAATGATTGACCGTTTTCAACTAAAGAGATAGATTTTATTTCTTCTGTCATATTCAATCGTTTATCAATGTTATAATAACTTACTAAGTTATTATCAAAGATAGCACTAAGTTTAATAGCTTTCTTAAACCCATCTTTAAGCGTATAAGTAGTATCTCCAACTACATTATCTACTATACTATCAAGTTTATCAGATGTAAATACGCCATTAGGAATAAGATCTGCAGTATCTTTGTTCTTATAAATCTTCAATCCCAATTTATCAATATCTAAATTTCTATCCAATTTATTTAACTCATAAGAGATTTTATAATTAGGAATAGAAATAATCTTATCAACTCTATATAATTCAATCTTAATAGGATCACCATTATTAATAGTAAAATCTTTAGTTACGTTTGTTTCACCGATACTAGATTTTTCATTATTAATAGTATTTACAAATCTCATTGCATAGTTAGGAAGAACTGTATCATATACTCTACTGATAGAAACATTGGTTGTATTAAACAATGCTAAGATTTCATCATTAGTATATGCTTCACCACTACCAATACTGATACTTTGAGATCCATCAAAGCTAACTCCATTAATAGTTACAGGATGAGCTAATTTATTAGCAGTCACCGCATTAGCAATTTCTTGAACCGTCCAATCTGTATCTGATGTAGTTGGGTTGTTATTTTGATTAGATAAGATATATTCTTTTCTATCATCTAATACATATACACTCATTCCAACTTTACGCTTACTTAAAGGAATTTGGTTTCTTTCAGTTCTAGTTCTAACAATAAACCTCCCTCCTTTAACTTCATTAGAATCTGTTACAGGAAGAGGACCAGAATTTTCAATGAGAAGATTTTGATTATTCACATTCATTATAAATTTATTTACTTCACTCATTGATTTATTTACCTCCAATCAAAGTTAATTAATATAATGTGAAAATAAATAAAATAGAGTAAGTGGATAACCCACTTACTCTATTAAAAATTAGATTATAAAACAATATTTAAATACAAATTTTCTGTAATGTTTGTATTAGAAATGAAGTAATAAACATCGTATTTCTTATATGCTTCTTTAGTAATCTTTTCTTCAGGATATTTATGAACAATCTGTCTTTGGTAATCCATAAATACATTTATACTTTCTACTCCATTAGTTAATTCTTTAGGTAAAATAAAGAATAATGTATTAAAATCATTATGAGGAATACGTCCTCTTAAATTACTAGTTTCCTTAATATTTAAAGGAATTGTAATAGCTGCATCTTGATCAACTATATCTATTGCATTTTCAAAATTCTTTCTTTTGATTCCAATTTTAGATGTAGACATAAAGTCATCAAATTCTAATAAAGATTCAGCATTTACCTTGGTAGAACTAGGAATATAATCTCCATTATATTGTTCATATGTTCCAGTGCTATCAGTTCTATTAACAACAGGGAACAAACCAGAAGCAACATACATCTGAATTTTATCAGATTTTACTTTTTCTCTTAAAGTATTATCATCAATAGTTCTAATATAAAATTCTACTTCTTTAAATACCGAGTATTGAACCCCTTCTGTAGTACTAGAAGGATTGTATGGTAATATTGCTTTAGCAACAAAAGAGCTATCCCCAAGAGGGAAACTAGTACTAGTTATAGTAGAATATGTAAGTTTAAAGCAAACAGAATCATTGAAAGTACCAACACTACATGTTTCAGTCTTAGATCCATCAAGAGATACGAATTTAAGAGGATGAGAACTTGCGTCATTTGAATTTAAAATATTGCCATTACTTAAATCAAAATCTTCTGGCAAGGAAATAGGATTAACTACTTCATCAAATTCAAAGTAAACTGTATTAGTATTAGCATCAGAATTAGGTTCTAATTTAAGAATATTAATATGAAGTGCATCTAATTTATTAAGAATATCTACTTCTTTATTGATAGTGTCTAATTTAGCAAGTTTAGTCTGATCATCTTCAGTTAATCCATGGATAGCTTGAACTTCTGCTTTTGTAGCCAAATCCCCTTTAGCTGAATTAATACTAAGTTCTACATAATTCTGAGTAGCATAATCATTTAATCTATTAGAAAGATCATTCAGTTCAGATTTTTGTGCATAAGCATTATTTATTTCAGTCTTAAAAGAATCTAGATCTCCACGTTCAATTAAATTTCTTCTATTTAATGCACTCATTCCAGTTTCTAAGTCAGTGACTTTTTTAAATTTTTCTCTAGCTTCTGTTTCAAATGCATCATATGTAGATTTTTCTACAAAAGTTTTACCATTAAGTGTATCAGTTACTGCTTTAGCAGCATTAGCTGTAGTTTCAATTCCATCAATCTTAGCAATCTTAGCTTGATCATCAGAACTCAAGCCAGTGCCAGCAGCACCAACTTCTTCTTTAGTGGCAAACTTTCCTTCAGCTTCAGATTTATAAGAAGTAAATGTAGAATCTTCTACAAAAGTCTTATCTTTAACGCTGTCTGTAACAGCTTTCATTTCTTGTAAAGTTTTCTTAGTTTCTTTATCAGCTTCTTGATAAGATTGAAGATCATGTTGAAAAGCTCTCATTGCAGATTCTGTATATTGTTTATTAGCATAGTTTTTGTAAACATTATCTTTATATGCAGTAAATGCAGAATCTTCTACAAAAGTTTTACCTTTGAGAGTATCTGTTACAGATTTAGCATCATCTGCTTTGGTTTCAATAGCATCAATCTTAGCAATTTTAGCTTGATCATCAGAACTTAAGCCAGTACCAGCAGCAGTAACTTCTGCTTTAGTAGCAAACTTTCCTTCTGCTTCAGACTTATATGCAGTAAATGTAGCGTCTTCTACAAAGGTTTTATCCTTCAATCCATCTGTTACATTCTTAACTTCAGTAAGAGAAGCTTTAGTAGCAAACTTACTATCTGCATCAGATTTATAAGTATCAAATGCAGATTCTTCTACGAAGGTTTTATCCTTAATAGAATCTGTTACAGCTTTAGCTGCAGCAACATCTGCTTTTACAGCATTGATGCTATCAGCTGCATTCTTAGCTTCAGTTACTTTAGATTCGAATTCATTTAACTTAGCAGCAGCATCTTTAGCAGACTGAATATCCTGTTTTACATTTTCAGGAAGCCCAGCAGTAGAAACAGATTCAATCGACTGCTTAAGTTCATTGTATTTAGAAGTTACATCCTGAGTTACAGGCTGCAATTTTTCTGTAAATTTAGCGTCTAATGCAGATTCTTCTACAAAAGTCTTATCCTTAAGAGTATCAGTTACTGCTTTTGCTGCATTGGCAGTAGCTTCAACAGTATCAATCTTGGCAATCTTAGCCTGGTCTTCAGAGCTCAAGCTAGCCGAAGTTAATTCTGCTTTAGTAGCAAATTTACCATCAGCATCAGATTTGTATGTATTGAATGCAGATTCTTCTACGAAAGTCTTTCCTTTAAGAGTGTCAGTTACAGCCTTTGCATCGTCAGCCTTGGTTTCGATTCCATCGATCTTAGCAATCTTAGCTTGATCATCAGAACTTAATCCAGTCCCAGCAGTTGTAACTTCAGCCTTTGTAGCATATTTAGTTTCTACTTCAGATTTATAAGCATTGAATGCAGAATCTTCTACAAAAGTTTTATCCTTAATTGTATCTGTTACAGCTTTAGCAGCATTAGCTGCAGTTTCAATATCATCAATCTTATTGATCTTAGCTTTATCTGCTACACTAAGATTACCTGTACCAGAAGTTGTAATTTCGTCTTTAGTAGCAAATTTACCTTCTGCTTCAGATTTATAGGCTGTAAATACAGAATCTTCTACAAAAGTTTTATCTTTCAAACCATCTGTAACAGCTTTAATACTAGTTACATCAGTTTCAATACCATCAATCTTATTGATCTTAGCCTGATCAGCAGGAGTTAAACTAGCTGTACCAGTTCCAGCACCGCTACCAGATGTACCAGCTGCAGCTAATTCTGCTTTAGTAGCAAACTTACCATCAGCTTCAGTTTTATAAGATTCAAATACACTTACATCAAGTTTATTGGTTTTAATCTGACCAATGTTTTCTTCATTAGTAGTAGCCTTTTGAGTAGCAGCATCAATCTTTTCGACTGTTGCAGATTTATAAGATTCAAATACAGTTGTTTCAAGCTTACCAGTCTTAATAGCTTCAATAGATTCAGCATTAGCTGTAGCCTTTTGTTCAGCATTACCAGCTTTTGTAACAGCTTCTGTAATCTGTTCTGTCTTTGCTTCTACAGCCTGTTTAGCTGTTTTTACATCTTCAAGAGCATGTTCTACTCGTGCACTCATTTCTTTAACAGAATCTTCAGATTGTTTAGCTTTATCAAGAGCTGTTTGAATCTTTTCTTCTGTAGTTCCTTTGTCTGCTTTAGCCATTACATTTTGTGCATTATAATTAGCACAACCACTGAAATCGCCAAAGGCTACAGGAGAATCACAAACTTCTACTACAGATACTACCTGTTTACCAGAAATCTTATGAATAGTATTTTCTAAACCGCATACTACATAAACATCATCATCCATGTTTACATCAATAGCATTAGGCCCTTTGCCAACAGGGATAGTAGTAATATTATTTCCTTCTTTAATAGCCTTAGAAGAAGTTTCAATAATGGTTACTGTATTTCCATCATAGTTAGTAACAATAACGTTACCATAAGAATCATTTACAAGAGCAACAGGACGAGCACCCACTTCAAAATCTACTACTTTCTTAGATTTCAAAATACGAGATACAGTATTAGAACCAGAGTTGGCTACCCAAATAGTATTGCTTGTATCACAAGTAATAGCAGCAGGGTTGCTTCCTACATTAATGCTATCTACAACAGTAGTATTTACAATCTTATTTACAATACCACCAAGATCTGCACCTGTCTTAGGATCGATCTTATGAGAAAGATAGCAAGCTACCCAAATAGTACCTTCTTCATCAGATACAATGGATTTAGGGCCAGCTGCTACAGCAATATTCTTAACAACCTTATCTTGAAGATCTTCATTTTCTGTAGCAGAGGTGTTTTTGTAAGAAGGAATTTCTACCTTGGAAACGGTGTTATCTCCATAGTTTGCTACATAGATATTACCGTTAGGATCTTCACAACAAGCAACAGGTTGTTTACCAACCTTTACTTTTTGGAAGAGAGTATACTTTCCTTCACCAACATTCTTCTTGTAATGATAAAGATATCCATTATTTCGGTTTGTAATAAACAAACTTACCTTATCCTGAGATACAGTAATAGATGAATAACCAGGCTTACCAGCAAAAGGATCTTTCTTCCCGTGCCCTGTAATAGTTTCTACAGGATTTTCTTCTTTAGGAGTGGTATCTTTAGGATTTACAATACCTACTTCCTTTTCAAGATCAAAAATTTCAGAGGATACATCATTAGAGATCTTTAATACTTTAGCCTTATATGCATCAATTACGAATAAATCATTCGGAAACATATATAGATTACCTCCATTTTTAATAAATAAAAAATTAATTATTTTATTTAAAATAATTAATATGATGTCAGAGTTTATCCCTGACATCATATAGTATTTTAGTGTATATTATTTTAGGAATATTTTTACTATAGTCGTATGGTTATGATCTAAATCAGAAATAACTGGTAATTCATCCATATTTAATTTACAATAATAAATTAATGCATTTTTATCTTTATCAAGTAATTTGTCTCCACCTAATTCTTTTGGATAATAATCAAAATAATATGTTTTGTCATCAAATTTAACTCTAAGTTTATTATAATTTGCAACACCGCCTCCATAAGAAGTTTCTCTTAAATCACTCAATAACCTATTATCATTAAGTTTTGAATCATCTAATATTATAAATAAATATGATTGGTATTCCCTATTATCAGTAGTTGAATTAGTTTTTGTTAAAGAATAATTATTAAATGCTGTATTTATTATTTGATAACCATAATTGTATTCTATTTCTTTGCTCGAGTATTTATTATATATATAATCTATAGAAACTTCTCTCATACTACTAGAATAGGTTGTATAAAACATTTCATTATAGCCAGATAAAACTGTATGATTTGATTTCTTTGATTCATCATAATCATTACCAGTATAATTATAGAATATATTCGGATATATTTTTCCATTGTAAGTAATATAGTCTAAAGTGCTTGTATCTTTTAAATAAGTATCCATCCCTATACCATATCTAAAAGTATGATCTCTATAATATAATCTATCTCTGATATTTTTTATAGAATCTATATTATTATATCCATATATTGGTTTCCATAAATTATTTCCATTGCTGTCATACTCATCTTTTACTCGATATTTGCAACTAATTTTTACTTTTTCATAATTAAAAGGAAAATCATCTTTAACAAAATTATCTATTGTGCTATCAGATTCAATTATTTTTAATCTATAATAACTAGATTCTTCATTATAATTTACAGTTAATTTTTTACCATCTTTTTCAAAAGTTATTGGGTTATGCTCTGATGATTGAGGAATATTTTCGAAATCTTTCAGTAATTTTGGATTATTATAATCATAATGTATACTAAAATCGATTAAATAATATTCTTTATATATTGCCCCATCAATTTCTTCTTTAAATTCTATATCAATAACTGTTATAAATAAAGTTCCAAAATTATCTTCTATATCTATTCTCTTTTTAAGATTTGCTAAATCTTCTTTAGACATCATATTCTCTTTAAGAGTATCAATATACCCAATTCTAGTTCTATCTTCAGGTGATATAGCATTAGCTTTAGCTTCTTCTATTTTAGTATTAGTTTCTGATTTGAAAGTATCTAAATCTTCTTTAGAGGCCTTTGATGTATTGATAGTTTCTATATTAGTATTTACTGTATTTTTGAATTCATCAAATTCTGTTTTAAGAGAAGTATTATTCTTTAAACCTTCTATATTTTCTGTATTAGTAGCTACTTTGGATTTAAGATCTTCTATTTCTTCTGATGTAGTTTTTGCTTTTTCTATTATATCATTTAATTCTTTATCTTTTTTATCAGATTCTTCGTCTTTAGCCATTATATTCAGCTTATTATAAGTAGCACATCCTGTAAAATCTCCGATAGCTACAGGAGAATCGCATACTTTTATAGTGGATATAACTTTCTTATTATATATCTTATAAATAATATTTCCTAATCCGCATACTACAAGTATCTCATCTTTAGAATTAATATCTATAGCATTAGGTCCTTCTCCTACAGGAATCGTAGTAATATTATCCCCAGCAGCAATAGCTTTAGAAGAAGTTTCTATCATAGTAACAGAATTTCCTTCATAATTGGCTACATATACATTACCAAAGGAATCATTTACAATAGCCATAGGTCTAGGCCCCACTTCAAAATCTACAATACGTTTAGATTTTACGATTCTAGATACAGTATTAGACCCAGCATTAGCAACCCAAATAGTATTATTAATATCACAAGTAATGGATGAAGGATTATTACCTACTATTATCTGATCTACTACAGTAGCATTTACGATCTTATTTACAATACCACCTATCTCTGTATCATTGATAGGATCTATCTTATGTGATAAATAGCAAGCTACCCAAATAGTACCTTCTTCATCAGATACAATAGATCTAGGACCAGCAGAAACTACCATAGTTTTAACTACTTTATCTTGTGCTTCTTCATTACCTAAGAGTTTAGATTTAAATGTAGGAATTTCTACCTTGGAAACTGTATTGTCTCCATAATTTGCTACATAGATATTACCATTAGGATCTTCACAACAAGCAACAGGTTTCTTACCTACACGGATCTTTTGGAATAAAGAAAATTCTCCACTTATTGCGTCTTTTTTATAATGGTATAAATAGTTAGTAATTCTATTAGTGATAAATAAGCTAACCTTATCTTGAGATACCAAGATAGATGAATAACCAGAACGTTCTTTCTTCTTAGTAGTATTATCTTTTCTATTTACAATCTTTTCTATTTCTGTATCAGATATTTTTAAATATTTCTTTATAAGATTCTTAGTATAATCATCTATAGATATAACGTCTTTGTTGTCTGTAACTATATCCTCTTTTTCTAAATTGAAAAGTTCAGTAGATATATCATTAGATACTTTTAATACTTTTCTATTATAAGAATCTATCACATATGCATCATCGAGAAACATATCAAAACCTCCATATATTCATATAAAGTCAATTTAATACGATGTCAGAATTCAATCTGACATCGTATTTTATTTAAGTTACACTATTAGGATTATTAGCAATAAAGTCTAACATTAAAATTGTTTGAGGAGAATCTTTACTAGCTATCTGTTCAGGGAATACATGATAGAACAATGATAAGTGTGAATTAGGGGTAATTCTTGTTTTAAGGCTTTCATCATCTATTTGATCTAATGGATATTTCTTAAATAAATACAATACTCCATTTACCATTATAGGAAGAACGTTAAGAAGAGTTCCTGTATTATCTCTATCTATATCTTCCTTGGTTCTAACAAATATAGTATTTTTTTCTCCAAAGTATGTTGAGGGCCTTGTAAAAAAAGTACTAACTTTATGCTTATAAGGAGCAATAACATTTTTCTTATCAAGTGTATAAGAAATATCAATAGATGCCAAATATGCCCACATCAAATAGTTTTGATCTTCTCCTGGAGGAGAAACTAATTTAGGAATATAATCTTCTCCTACTTTTTTGAAATAATTAGGATCCTCTTTTTTATCTAAAGGATATTTTAAGAAGAATATCCCAAAAGTGCCAGATTCTTGAGGTGTATTTTGTGCCTCAATTTTTTGTTGAATTGTATTTATATCAGGAAAGTCCACATAAAAATGAAAATCTTTAGGATGTTCTGCATTAGGATCAGTTTCAGAAATATATTTAAGAGATAATTTTAAATTACGTTTACTGGTAGGATACTCTATAGGATTTCCATTAGAATCCCAAGGAATTATATTTTTTACTGTAAATCCGTGTTTATCATTATCATAAGGACAAATGATATCATCATGCCCTTTTTTAGAAATGGTTAAAGAAGCACCATCTCTAGTTAATGGATAAGATAAATCATCAGGTTTAAAAGCTATATTATCCTCTTCTTGTATATCAAAATATAATGTATAAGAAGTAGTCCCATCTTCTTTATTTTCTTCATCTATTTGACTATAGTATAGTTTAAACATATTTTTTAAAGCCATTACGTCACAAATAAATGCAAGTCTTTCAGATTCTTCTTTAGGAATAAAGTTTTTAGCAAATTCATTTAATTGATTACTTAAAGACCCCATAGTAACAAGATCTAGGGGTTTAATATGATCGTTATAATTGGTTTCTGTGATTTCTTCATTAGTAACTTCTAATTTATGAAAAGAGGAATCTTCTCTACAATAAATAATGGCATTAGGAACTAAAGAACATTTGCATACTTTATCTTTATTTACTATATCTACCAAATGATCTACTACAATAATACCATTTCTAATATATTTATTATCTAATACATAATTATTATAGTCTGAATATAAAGGAGATATGATTTTAGTTCCTATATATTTATTTCCCATTAAACAATCCTCCAATAATATTTAGATTAATAAGAGTAAACACTATATTACTACCATGTCCTATTAAATAGGACATGGTAGTTTTTTATTTGCCTTTTACATTGTCTTTATAAAATTGTTCAAATTCAGATTTCTTTTTTACTAGATCCATAATTTTACTATACACTTCTACTGGTACATATTCTAATTTTACTATAGTATCCCTCACATTATTATACCCTTTATCTATTTCTAAATACAAAGTATAAAAAGCGATAGCATCTTTATTAGAATAATAATTGTTTATACCGATATCCATTTCATTAACCAAGGCATCAGATGTACTAATTATTAGATTACAAATAAGATAATCATTATGTTTATTATGATTATTCTTATTTGTATCTATATTAATATTAGCACCTATCCCTTCTATAGAACTGGAATCATTAGTAGATTTAGATTCTTCCTCTTTATTAGAATGAGAAGAATTGTAAAGACGAAATAGTTTTTCAAATAGAGAAAATATTCCATTTACAGAAGTTAGTAGTTTTATGAAATCTGATCCAAGCAATCCCAAAATCAAAGGCGGGATGAGAATAAGTCTAGGGGATATAGCCATTACAAATGGAGCAGTAGCTATAGATATAAATGTATCTACAATAGCATTAGTTATTATTTCAGATATTAGTTCTCTTATACTATGCTTAGTATTGTTTTTATATTTAAAACACAGTACATGAATCGAAGAACCAAAAAGAGATATAGTTCCACACAATAAAAGTTCCAACAGAGTAATCTCTAATATTAATTCATTATTAAAGTTATTCATAAATTAGAGTTCCTCCAATTCAAAAATATGCTATTTGCTCCCTAGATTTAATTTATCATCTACTTCCTTGTTAACTTTAGTTGGTGCAATTTTTTCTTTATTAATAATTTCTTTAGGTATTCCTTCATTTTCAATACCATACGATCCAGATGGGCTATTATATTTACTATTAATAAATTTATTAGTAGTCTGAATAGCAGCACCTACAGCTCCTGTATAAGTAGCAAATACAGCATATCCTCCCCAATCTATATTATTATATAAAAGATAAAATGACCCTGCTACAAATACTAAATAACTAAAAAGTGCCATAAGTCTAGTAAGCGATAACGTATTCTCTTCAAAAAATAATTGATGTAAAAGTCCTCTTTTTTTCAAGCTATTACCTCTTTCCATAATAAACTTATTTTTATGTTTTTTAGGCCCATATGGGTATACCTGTCTACATTTTAGTAAATCTAGAATAAGGGGTATAAAATATTATGATAGAAATCATAATAATTTCAATACTTGGGTTATTATCTTTTTTCATTTTTTCATGTCTAATTTTATCTGAAATTGTTTCATCTATGAGCAAAGCAAATTTAAATAAACAAGTATTATCTATACTAAAAACTTCTGAAAAGAAGATGAGTAAAGAACAGGTAAACATTGATTCTATTAATGAAGAGATTCTTGCTATCAAAGATAATACTGTGAAGATAAATAAAGATATACAAAAAATAAATGATAAATTAGATAAGTTGATATAATCTGGTAGGCATATAACAATGCCTACCAGCAACATTTTGTTAATATGAAATCTGATAAGGAGATATAGTTTTATGGCAAAGATAAAAATTATTCCTATCGGCTATGATAATAAAAGTGTATATAGAGAAGATATGGCATTAAGCGATGGTAAATTTTCTGCCTCTACTCCTTTTATTATCTTATCTAATAAACCTATACCGAAACACGTTAAAAGTTATTTTGAATTTAAAGTAACTGATTTTAAAAGAAATGAATTATATAGACACTTACCTCTTTATGTAGGAATACATAAAGAACCATCTTCTGGTATCTTATCTACTGATTTTAGTTTAGGAAGTATTTATTATACAAGAAGACAAGATTTTGAAACTTATGAACAATACAACAAATCTGCTTATTGTGAACACTATAAAGTTTTTGGTAAGAAAGAAAGAATCCCTTCTAAGAATGATATTATAGGAGTAGGAGTAGACCCAGACTATAATCAAATAAATATTTTTGTAAATGGTCATCCATTCTATTCTTTCTCTCCTAGAGAGTTTGAAATTAATGAAGAGGATGATTTTTATTTTACAATATGCTCTAGGGTATTTGAAAATATAGGTGGATATATCAATTATGGCTCTGCTCCTTTTGAATACAAACCAGATGGATATATTAGTCTAAATCAATATTATTTTGAACGGTATCCGTTTAATCTAGAGATATTAGGAAATGTTTCGTTTTTATCTAATGATAATGACACCAATAATTATTATTCTAATAGAATAAAATATGGTGTAGAATTTGGAATGACTGTTCATGTAGAAAATGATTTAGCTCCTTTAGGATCTAATTTAAACGAAAGAAAAACTTATATAGAGCCTAATTTAGGAGATATACAGTTATATGATCCGAATAATAAGAATTCATTTATCATATATTCTGAAAATCAAAATCCTGCAGATCATGCTTACTTTCCTTATCCTATTCCTTCTGACCAAAAGATTTATTTTGAATTCAATTGTAAAGAAGCACCTATGGATAATGGGTATGTTGGTTTACCAATACAGATTGGTATAGCAGATCATAAAGAAATAGAAAAGTCTATTACTGATCCTTCTTATAAATCTTTCTCTATTGATTTATTTAGAAAAGATTATAATTACTACTATGCTAATGTAACCCTTAATGATAAAACTATTCATTATCCTATAAGAACTGTATATGGTCCTGTATATCCTATGGAAGGGGATACTATAGGAGTATTGTTGGATCTTAAAGATCAGACAATAAAGATCTACAATAACAATACGTTATATATGACTGCAGATTTAAATGAATACTTAGGATATGCCGATGATACTAGAACCTTTGTATCTAGTGAAAAGAGTAGGATATATTTTAATGATATTCATGAAAACTACTATTTCTTTGTGAAGGCGTATACTGATTCGTTTACAGGAAATGGTCATATCTTATTTAATCTGGGAGAACCTGAGAATAAAGATCCTTTAAAATATCATGCATTATATGATAACAAGGATATCATGACCTATTGGTACTATTATAATTACAATATAAGAAAATTGTATTATAAAGATTTAGAGTTTATTCTTACTACTCTTCCTTATCATATCAATGTATCTAAAAACATTACATGTTCTATATATGTAAAATCTAAATATGATGGTAATGATTTAGATTTTGGTCCTGGGTTGAATATGATGTATGATACTTATAATATTATATCGGATAGTGAAGAAAAAGCAAATGTTCCTGATTTAACTGCTTTTGAATTTTATGAATTAACTCATAATAAAGTAGATAATGATCAGAATAAGTTTATTAAAGACTTAATCATGTTTGCTAGTGTTAGAATAGATAAAAAGGTAGAAGAATTTAATGAAATGATTTTATCTTCTGATAGATTCTTGTTTAGATATGCAGATATTGAACAGGATCTATTGATTGGTAATTCATATATATCTAAAAACAAATATAGCAAAGATATTTTATCTTGTAATTTTAATTACATTAATCGAATTAAAATCACCTTAGTAGGGGATGAAGATTTTGATATAGTGGCAATCACCAATGATGGAACAGAATATACAGAAGATTTTTATATGCTTCCTTCTCCTGATAATACTATAGAATTTCATACAAGACCTAAAAAGAATTATTCTCTCCAATCAGAAGAACCATATTATGAATTTAATGATGATGCCGAAATAAATGCTGGTAGAAAAATATATGGAGTTGAGAATGATATGGAAATAAGACTCTTGACCCCTCCTACTTTAAAATATTATCTTAATGCATTTATAACTGGTCATGATAAACATCATAATACACTTTTCCCATGTGACAAGATATTGGATAACTTTACTCAAAGAAGATTAAAAGAGGTAAAACTTCCAAAGGGAGTAACTAAAATAAGAGTATACTATATAAATGATCCGTATTATCAGGATGAAAGAGTTTATTTTAGATATGGGGATACTTTTATTAATGGTATGCAACTTGGTCATATAGAAGAGTATTTAAAAAATAATGGGGTATTAAATGACAAAGAATCTGTAGTTTTGTATTATAATTATTTAACTATATTCGATTCAGCTAATGCTATAAAATGGTATGATACTAAAAAACAAAAAAATATGCCACCCCCAATTGCCCCATTTACATTAAAAGCATTAGATAATGATTATATATTTGGTGATGGTACTTGGAAAAAAGGAAATGCTATTTCTGGTGGTGCTTGTACATATAAATGCACAGTTGGGATAACACCAGAAAAAACATATAAAATTATGAGTCTTGGTCCAAGAAGAGATCCACAATACGGATTCTTTTTGTATTATGGGCCCGAAGTTAAAAATGATGTAGTTGATATTGAAGATTATTAACAAATTATTGGGTAGTAGGTCTTAGCCTACTACCCATTCTTTTTATAATTCATCAAAAGCACGTGTTCCAGTTATTACTAGAGGAAAATCCATATTAGCATTAGAATTTACTGCTCTACCATTTCGTTGGTCGATTCTCATATTATCTAATAAGAATTCTGCAGGTCTTTCAATACCAGGAATAGATTGACCTGTTTGTACATTTACAACGTCAAAATACTTTGATCCTGTGGCTTGGTTATACACAACAACTGTTTGGATACTAGGATCTTTTTCAGAAATCATCTTTCTTTGTACTGGGCTTAGGTTTGCTCTATATTGATTAAAAGAAGTATCTATATTAGCAGTACTACCATCAACAGTTACAATATCTGTTAAAGATACATTTGTACTAGCAATACCAGGAGTTCCGACATTAGATGTTTCTATTTTACTACCAGAAAGATTTACTCCAGTATTAATAGACTGAGGAGCTAAAGGTTGATTGATCATCGGTAAACCATATTTAGGTGCATTAAGCATAGCATAATATGCATCTGTAATGACTTTATCCGAATTTTCATCCTTAACATCTTTCATCATCTGTTCTTTCTTAAGTGCAATATCATTAATCTTATTTCTAATTGCATCTAATTCTCGAACAGCAGAAATCTTGGTATTTAAAATACCCATTTGAACTCCCATAAAGTTAGACATATGTTGAAGACGCATCTTACCACCATACATCTTACTTCTTTTAAATTGGGCTAATTCTTCATCGATGTTTGTATAAATCATATCAGATTGAGCTATGGTTTCATACAACATCTTTCCTGTATCACTATACCCTTTTTCTAATTCTTTAATTACTGCATTCTTTCCTTTTTTAGAGGATTTATCTTCATCATCTACAATATTTGTATAAGTGATTACAGGAGCATCTTTAGGAGGACGACCAGGTCCTCTTTTTCTTTTAGAAGCTAACTTTTCTTCTGTAGTATCTATTACAGTAGGTTCTGCTGAAGAATCTTTTTCAATAAGACTTTCTCCTGATAACCCATAAGTTCTTTCTTCATCTTCACTATCATCTATTAAATCTAAAGTAATAACCTCTTTTTTAGACATAATACCACCTCTTAAGATTAAATTAATTACTAACCTGTTATTTTAAGCAAACTTTAATTTAGATACATATTATAATTATGAAGATATAAAATACTAGAAACTTAATTATAACCGATATATAGGAAGGGGAAATAAGATGCTTTTAAAAGATGTAATTGGATACCCTGAGGGGTCTAATCTTACTATAATGAATGTATTTTATACTAGACCTATTAGAAATGAAGAAACTGGAAAGTATGATAAAGATTATTTGGTTATTATATTTAAGAACAATGATACAGGAAAGAAAGAAATACGAATAGATGTAGAACCTGAATATACTTGGTATTTATTAAAGAAAGAATATCAAACAGAACACAATCTTGCATTTATTGAAAAAGATAAAGTAGAACCTATTACTTGTAAGTATAAAGATATAAAATTATCTATTGCTAAAGAGACTGGTAACGAGGATCTCTATAAGCAAAATATGTATTCTGGTAATTTTAGATTGAACGATGCTTTTTTTGCACATCCTAGATCTTTTGCAGCAGATATGAATATCTTGAATTATACAAGAAGTAGGTTTGCAGAAATATATAAGAATCCTGTTATACCAATAGATATATTCTTCTTTGATATTGAATCGGACATCATCGACTCTATTTCAGATAATGTAACAATAGGTGAATGCCCTGTAAATGCAATCACAGGATATTATTCAAAAACAAATACACTGTATAACTTTGTTTTAAGAAATAAAAGAAATAAACAAATTCAAGAACTAGAAGATGATATGAAAAAGGATTTTAAAAAGTATAAAGAAAAAGTAAGATCCTTCATAGAATATGATCTTGGTAGTAAAGAGAAAGTAAGCAAATATAAATTAGATAATGTAGAATTATCAGTTGGATTCTTTGATGATGAACTAAGTCTTATATTAGAATTTTTTAAATTAGTTCATTCATTATCTCCTGATATAGTAACAGCATATAATATCTCTTATGACTTACCCTCTTTGATTGAAAGATTAAAAGCTAATGGAGCAGATCCTAGAGATGTAATTTGCGATCAAGATATTCCTCCTCAATATAGATTCTGTGAATATATTCTTGATGAAAAGAATCTTAATAATCTTGAAGAACGTGGAGACTTTGCTAATATATCTGCAAGATCAACATATCTTGATCAGATGATAACGTATGCATCTAGACGTAAAGGACAAAGTGCTATTGAATCTAATAAATTAGATTATGTAGGTACTTTGGAATGTGGTGTAAGAAAATTAGATTATCATGAAATAACAACAGATATTGGGAAATTACCGTATCTAAACTTCTATATATTCTGGTTATATAATATCATTGACGTTGTTGTTCAAGTATGTATAGAAGCTCAAACTGATGATCTTAAATATGTATTTAATAATGTAATAGAAATGAACACTCCGTTCCAAAAGATATTTAGACAAACCAATTATCTCGGAACAAAAGCAGTAGAGTTTTATAAGCACCATGAAGGAGTAATCATTGGTAATAATATCAATAGATTTGGAAAGAAACCTGAAGAAAAATTCTCTGGTGCATTCGTAGCAGATCCTACAAAGATCTCTGATAAGAATAAAGTAAGAATCAATGGTCAACCGATTTATAAATATAACAATGGGAATGACTTTGATTACAAACGTCTGTATCCTTCTTTGATGCAAGAATTTAATATGGCTACCAACACACAGGTTGGTAAGATTTTTATAGATAATCCTCCTTATAAAGATCCTGAATATCTTAAGCTTAGTCCTGGAGGAACGTTTACAGAAAATCTTGCATCATATAACTATATTGAGTTTTGTCATAGATGGTTAGGAATGATGGATGTAGAAGAAATCCTACAAGAGATTCCTAAGATGAATCTATCTAGTGATAAGAAACAAGTTATAGATCTTATCAATCCTAATAAAATTGTATCTATAGATGTTCCTATGCCTAATTGGGTTAAGGATGAAGTAGATAAGATTAGAAAGGACTTATTATAATGGGTATTTTTAAAGAATTTGTTATAGATGGCGAAAAGTTAATGAGATGCTTAGTAGAAGCTAAGAATCTCAAATCTGAAATAATCCATATTCCTTCGAAGATGCTAAATAAATATAGGTATACGGATTATAAAAATACCTTTGGGTATAATATGCCTCAGATCTATGGAGAAAGTTTTAATTCAGTTTTTAATATAGGAATATTTGAAAAATTATATGATGTAATATATCCAATTCCTGAAGATTTAAATGTAGAGTATATCTCCTTCTTTAGTAAAAATTTAAATCCTTTCTTTAAAGATATTAAAGAAAATGGATTAAATACCGATAAGTTATCTATATTAATAGGATATGAACAAATTGGAGACATTGAAAAAGGTTACGTACATAGAATATCAACTGTTTATCAAAATATAAATGGAGAAAATATTATGGTAAGTTTAGGTTGTCTAGGAGAACGGAATAAGATAAGCACTCCTATATTTGAGAATATCATAAATTATATCTCCAAATCAGAAAATGAAGATATCTCATACATGGATGTAACAAATAATGAAAGCTTTAGATCTATTATAGATGATCATAAAACATCTGATGGAGCATTTAGATTTGTTCCTACAGGAATGGATGGAAGATCATTGCCTGAGTATATGAGTTATATTTCAAAATCTATCTTAGATATATCCAAGAATGATTCTGTATATCTTTGTGCCAATAAGATAGACTTCATATATTCTTTATTTAATGGGGTAAATCTTATGAGGTTTATTATAGTTAAGAAAAGTAAGAAATGTAAGATAGACACAATATTCGTTACTAGACGAATGTAGGGGTGGGTTTATTGGTCACATCTGATGAAAGACAGATGAGAGATGTAATATTGTTGTATACTAAGATGCAAGATCATATTATGTTTCTTGGTCCTAATGCAACAATGAATATGAATGTCTCTTTATATATTCCTGTAAAAGCTGGAGAGGGATATACAAAAAAATATTACTATAGAGAAGTACAATATACAGATAATGAAGGATTTAAAAAAAGAAAAATAATAAGGGGATTTGATTGTTTTCTAACTATAGAAAATCTTAGAAGAAACAAATCAGATTTTAGAGAATCTGTAATGCTAAATGCTGGTCATTTAGAGATGCTTAGATTATCTCTATTACCGAAGTTAGAGGACTTTGTATTATATCCTGAGAATACTTATGAATCTAGAAAAGGAAAATTATATGCAAAGAAATCTGAAGGGGTAACTATAGATTTACCAGGGAATAAGTATATTATATTTAGTCCTGGATTGCATAAGTATTATAATGAAGAAGTACAACCTTGTTTAGATCTGTACTTAAATAATAAAAATAATATCATAAGTATGAGCTTCCAAAAGGTGTTGGAGTTTATGAATCTTATAAGAACTTTTCAGATTTATAATTATGCTTGTACTATGATTAATGCAATGCCTACTCCTATCCCTGGATATAATATGTATGATATGAGTATAAATCAAGAAGAACTTTCATTCTTTGATACAAGAAATAAAAACAAGAGAATGCAGTAATCTGCATTCTCTATATTTTTTTTAGTTAATTGTAAGCATAACAGGTTGGTTCTTATTAGCAGCAGATACAAAGCTTTGATCAAAGATTTCTACTACTTGTTGTCTATCTCTTGCTTTTTCTTCAAGAGAAGATAATTTCAGATCAATATTTGCATATACGGTTTCTAAATTATCATACATTTTTAATTGTTCATATAAGTAAGTAGCCACATCAGCTGTTGCTAATCTTTCAAATATTTCCATTTGAGTAGGAGGAATTGTTTTCAAATTATCTGCATGTTTTACAAATAATGAGATGGGTATCCGCTGGAACTTAGTAATAAAACTAGCAGAAATAGCTACATTTAATTTAATTTTATTAGGTGGGACCCATTCTACATAAATACCATTTGCAAAAGCAGATATATGGTCAGCCATCTGAACAATATCTGCATATGTTCCAAAATCAACAGATGAAGACATCATATCATATGTATTTACCCCACCATAGGTCAAACCAGGAAAGTGGGCAGACCAGCTATGCCAATCTATATCCCCACATCCAATGATAGTCTGGCTTTCGCATATTGTTTCATCTATGAGCCAATAATCTCCTTTTTGGTTTTCAGGACCAAGTTGATAAGGAACTTTATTAGGAAAATAACGAGAGAATGTATCTAATGTTTCATTACAAATAACTTCTCTTGCCCATTTATCTTTAGAAAGATAATCTGGTAAATTCATCTGCATTGTTCCTAAACGTCGTTCTATCTTATTAAGGAGTTTAGTCATTTCATTTGCCATTGGCATATTATTCACTAATCCTTTCACATTAAAAAGTCTATTATACTAATGTGAAACAAAAAAAACAAGGGCTTATTATAAGCCCTTGGGAACTTTGTACTCCCCGTTTTTAAACAGGGAGTCGTTCTTTTGTTGGAGAAGCTTCTGACGATGCTCCTCCATGTCTTTACGATAAGCTTCCTCATCGTAACTTATGAGGTTGGGCTTATCGTAGTACTGGTCTGTATATTTACCAGTAGTTCTTTCAACCTCTTCTAAGAGACTAGCGTGATTAATTATCACGCTAATCCCATAGAAGAATCCGCCCATAATCATGGTGAAAATTATAATATCTTTTATTATCTTCATTTTATTCTCTCCTTTTCTGGATACTTTATTGAGTATCCAAAACAATTTTTTGTATTTTCACCATAATAATATACAGTTAAGTTTTCTTACTTTTACACTATTCAATTTCTGTAACATCCATCAAACTAGGAACTTTGTTTTCTTTGATATCCCCTAACCCTTTATTAGGAACTATAGTACCAGGAATCTTATTAAGATCTATATAATTACTATAATTTACTTTAGGAGCTTTAGGAATTATATCTCCAGGTTTAGGTTCGTTCTTTCCAATAAATGATTTTTTATTCATACTTTCATAATCCACCTTTCCAGGTTCTATGGAGTTCAATCCATCCCCAATTTCTTTTTCATCTAAAAGCACATCTTTATTATACAAACTTGCATAATAATCCACAGCATCTTTTATTCCTGTAATTAAGATACTAAGATTCTGCATTATTAATATAAACTTCTTTGTAGATTTATTATATAACCCAAATATATCGGGAGATACAAAGAAGCCTTTACTTAATACCATCTTATCTTTAAAATCTAAAGATTCAGGATAAGTCTTACTTAGCAAATCTACTACATAAAATAGATTTTTGAATAGGATGTTTTTATCATTTTCTGATTCTAGAGGTAAGGTTTGAATATTCTTCTTATCTACATATTTGAATATAGATTGTTTTAGTTCTCCTGTAACTTCAATATCATGTAGATAATAATGCTTCATAAGATCCCATTCTTTTTCATTTAGTAGATCAAATCTAACTCTTTCTACCGCATCTCTAGAGTTAATAAATTCGATTTTATTTCTAGGAGTAGTTATATAAATTGTTTTATCTTTCTTTTCATCTCTAATGATTTCTGCTCCTGTAAAATAATATGCTCCTTTCTTATAATAATTTTCAGAAATGATCCTCTGATATCTTGTAAAGATATCTATGAAATAATCAAACATAGCTTCATCTGTTCTTAAAGCAGGAGATGCAAAAAGTTTATTTGCTTTCTTAGCTGCTTCTATTTCAGATCTACGAATAAGATCACTAATAAAATCAGGCTCTATAATACCTGCTGCAAACAAAGGGATAGGATCTTCAATGAATGCCATCTTAAAGAACTTAGTATAGTTTATAAAACTATTTTCAAAATAATCATCATTGATAGCCAGATTATACATTCTACGAAATTCAATATTCGTAGATAGCCATCTATCCACTTTATTTTTTACAACCTTTGTTCTAGAGATCTTTATATTATTCTCTAATGAAAAGCATATAGTATCTTCATCAGGGAGAATATAAGAATGGATATAATCTAGTATATTACCAGATTCAGCCTTTCCTCTACCCCATATATAAATCATATCTATTAGATCCATTAAACTCATCGGACCCATAATAAATAGATTATGATAAGTTACAGGAAGATACTTCTCTCCGTCTATACTCTTATTTACCTTTTCAAAAGGAGTACGAAGATTTAACCAATTAAGGTTCTTATCAATCTTGTCATATCCAAGATTTCTAAATAAGGAAGCCATATATTGGAGTTGTGTTAAATGATCTCTAGTACAATCCCCTTGTTCCATTTGAAGCATTTTGTCATAGGAAGTAATCTTAATATCTTTTCCTCCTATATTCATTACATAATAATCCACCATATCATTCTCCTCCATTATAAAAAATTCTTAAGAATTAAATAAACTATTTTAAGTTTGATAAGTATACTAACTCATCATATTTATAATATATAATTATGGAGGATTTTCCATAGTATCTTAAAGATACTATGGAATTTGCAATGCAATAGTTTTATATTCTAAGGCAAAATAAGTGTGTTCAGTCATTCCATCTTTTACTTTTCTAAATACTAACCTAACTCCATGATCTCTTAATAAGACTATAATCTCATTATTTAAAGTCTCGTTATCTATCTTAATAAGAGAGAATGAAGATATGGCATTCAAAATATCATTCTCATCTTCAGTCTCTTCTGCCTTCTTTATTTTAGAAAAAATAAGATCAGCTACTATTTTATCATCATCCATTTTTATACCTCATAAAAAATAACTCACCAGGATATAAGTTCCTGGTGAGTATCATATTAGAACTGAATAATATTTGTGTAAGTTATATTCTTACTATCTAACTTACTAATACCAATTTCTTCTAAAGGAAAGCTTCTTAAGTTATCTTGAATAATGCTGATATAATCAATAAAAGGAACTATCCAATCAGGAATTTCTACATCTGAAGGAATAGCTATAGAAGATACTTCTCCTTTAAAATTTTCATCCTTTAGAAGTTCAACTAATCTTAAATAATGATTAGGATGAGATTCTGCTATTAGATCTGCATTCTTAGAAGTTATATTTGTTTTGATAACAAGGATAGAATTTCTTCCTTCTAGATCTATATTTTCTTCTTCCTTATCTTTGATTTCATTATATGCTACAGATGCTTTGATGCCTTGAATACTCATAGGCTTCTTATATGCATAAATTGATTTTATTCTAGCAGGTTTATGGAAAGACTTATCCTTACTCTTAAGAGATTCATATATCTCTTTTTCTAGAATAGCAAACTTCTTTATGATATCAACCTGATCAATGAATGAATTCCTAAGAATATCAAATTCTAGAATCTTCTTCAATCTATTAGAGGTTGTTTCAGGTATGCCTACTTTAGTCATAGGAAGACCTTTTATATCAAGTTGTTTATTTTCAGGAACTATATTTCCTTCTTGAACTAACTGCAAGTCTGCATAGTTCTTTTTACCTTTTGTAAGAAGTAAGCATTTAAATAAGAATTCATTCTTCATGATAAGAAGACAATCTCTATTATCTGCTTTTGTATTATAGTTTTCACTAAATAAGACCATATAGTCCAAGATTAATTGGCTTACTATATAAGACATGATATCTACAATACTATATCTAAGAGAATCTTCTTCAATTACAACCAAAGGATATTTCTTTCTCTTAGCTTCAACCAGTTTATCATTATAAAAATCATAATCATATTTAGGTTGGTTTTCTTGATATTGTTTGATTAACTTATCTCCCTCTTCTTCTAATTGAGCTGAGGTATATTTTACTTTCATAGGAATCCCGATTGTATATTTTAATACAAATCGATACCATTCGTCAAGAGATATAATACAAGAATCTGTATCTGTTATAAGAACTACATCTCGTTGCATATCATAAACTCTAGGAAGTTTATCTATATACATATGACGATAGTATACATACTCAAACATGATATCTTTTAATAAAACCAATTCCTCTTCAGATTCTTTGGGAATCTTATTAGGATCTAAGAAAGGTTTCTCTAATTTAACTAAAATCGTTAAGATAAGATTAATTATCTTCTTATTCTCACAGAACTTGTATAAATTGTTCTTATAATATAAAACATTGATACATCTTTGATCTAAATTACAAATGGTCTTCCAGATAGCATCTCTTGCTTCATCTGAAGGAATCCATCCATCTCCACCACAATTCTTTATTATTCTTAAGAAACATTCTTCGATGGTTATATTTCTATCAAGTATATCCCAATCTTTAAATCTATAGAATTTTGGATTCTTTTGATCTTCTACTATATTTTCTATGAACTGCAATGTTTCTGTAAGTGATGAAAATCTAACATTGTTTCCAAGAAAAGATTCAAACATGGTTATTGATGCAGATATACATCCACGTCCTTGACCAGTTACTGCTGTACAAAGATATAGATTATAAAATATACTACTATACTGACCAGCACACCCATATAATGCATTACAAGATACTTTATAATTGGTTTGTTTTAAATTCCATGCATTAAATTCTTCAGATCCTTTAGGGTGTTTCTTCATTTCTTTTTTTGCTTCATCTCGTTTATCAACAAGATATTGTATCAGATTATAAAAAGGATTTTTTACTGTACCATGTTTACAAAATAAAACCCCTTCTGTAGTCATGATAGCTTTATCATTAATAAGATCATTTGCTAATGATAAATAATCTGTAATGATTTCTCTCTTAGTATAATTATTATTTACTCTAAGTTTATTTTCTTTATAACTCTTTTCTACAGATAAATCAATAGCTTGAATCAATTCCATTCTAGATAAGTTAGGCATTATTCTTTCTAGAATATGAAGCATAGATTCTTTATATTTATTTATTAAGATTCCTTTAGGTACTGCTTTCTCTTCCATTATATTTCTCCTTTATAATAGATTATTTCATAGTTTCTGACTCTATTCATTTTAATAATATATAACGAATAAAGAATTTGCTGTTAAAACATAATAATAAACTCCTTGTATTAGTTATATAAGGCTAATATAGCGGAGAGAATTCTCTCAAATAAAAGTATTTAAATCCTAGGAGGTACTTAAAGATGTTTTTCAAAAAAGATGATTCTTTCTTAGATGAAAGTTTTGATCAAGAAATTGATGGTTCTGGCATTATTGATCAGGACGCATTGATGGAAAATATGTTGGTTGATGAAATGAACCGCATGTCTGACGCTGAATTCGAAGCTTATACAGAATCTTCCGAATTCAATAACTTAGTAGAAGCTGGCGTATTGGGTCGTCGTTCTTTGGTTAAGATGAACCGTAAGGATGACCTTCGTCGTCGTATTCATTTGGCTTCCATTCAGATGGCTCGTGAACAGGGCGATGCTGACTGGGAAGCTCTTCGTAAGAACCGTATTAACGAACGCCGTTTGCTTAAGAAGATTTATACAAAGTATCAGAACCGTGTTCGTCGTAACGCTATGCAAAGTCAGAAGCGTTTGATTAAACTTACACCGGATGCATTTAACTTCAACAAGATTAATCGATAATAATTTATTAGGCTATGGATTAAGTTCCATAGCCTATGTTTTTCTTAAATATAATTTAAAACACATACTATAATTTTGGAGTAAGAAATTACAATTCTATTCACAATATATTATATGGGGTTAGCAAATGAGGAGGATTTTGACTGATGGAACAAAGTAATCTTACCAATTTCCAAAATTATTACATGTATGATGAACTTATTAAGAATAAGAAATTAGAAGTAGATGCAACTACTATCGATAGTAGTAATTGGGAGTTTCATTATAAAGGAATTTTAAATATCCTTAGAGATGGAATAGAAACCCCTGAAGTTCAAAATTTATATATTACCGTTTATTTCAATGGAAACAAAAATGAATCTGTAGATCTTATGATTACAGATTACTATTTAAATTTGATAATGTGGTTTCCTATTATCTTTATAAAGAAGAAAATTCAACCTCAACATTTATTCTTTGAAGAGCATACAACAGGAGATACAATTAAAGCTTTTATAGATAAATACATTGTAGAACCTAATAAGATTGAAATAGAAAATAGAATCTTAAATAATGCAATCGCAGATACATTGTTCCACTTCTCTGATGTAGACGACTTCTCTCTCTTCTTAGCTAATACTCTTAACTTAGAAGATGATATTGATATTATGCAACATAGTAAAGCATATTATGATTTACTTCATGCTGATTTAAGTGGAGTTCCTATTGGAGAAGTAAAAGATAGAGGTATGGAATTAGTTCATGATGCTATAGATAATTACATTATGAAATCTAAAGAAATAGTTGGGTATGATCATTGTCTTAAATATGCCTTTGGAGCAAAAGAAGGTATCAATATTAGGCAATATAAAGAAAATAATATCAATATAGGCACAAAGCCTGATGGTCAAGGTTCTATCTACCATGATATTATTAATAAATCTTATATCAATGGTGGTTTGAATACATTAGTAGCACAATACATTGATAATGGGGCTTCTCGTGTAGCTCAGATTATTTCTAAAAAGAATGTTGGGGATTCTGGTGCTTTTGCCAGAATTCTTGGATTGAACAATATGGATACATTCTTAAATAGTGATCCTCATTTTGATTGTGGTACTAATAATTTTATACATCTTCTTATCAAAGATGCTAAACATTTAAAGCTTCTTGAAGGAAGATATTATCGTTTTGAACGATATGGAGCGGAATATAAAATCAATACCTCGGATTCGACCCTCATTGGCAAGAGGGTATTTTTAAGAAGTCCTATTACATGTAAATCAAATGCAGATGGGCATGGTATTTGCTATAAGTGCTATGGTGATTTAGCTTATACTAACAGGGATATATCTATTGGGCGTATTGCTACAGAACATGTAACGTCCCAATATACTCAAAAGAGATTATCTGCTAAGCATTTATTAGAAACAGTTATCGAAGTAGTAAACTGGAATTCTAATTTCCATACTTTCCTGGAAATAGAAAATGTAAATACTATTGTATTTAAAGAGTCTTTGTTTGAAAATAAGAATATGAATGGGTGGAAGTTCAAGATTGATTATCAGGATCTCCAAGTAGAAGGAGATGATGAATTCTTTGAACACAATAAATTCAGTAATGATTCCCATGCTACTGAAGATAGTGGTCCGTTCATGGAACAATTTATTACCAAATTCTACATAGTATCTCCTAAAAATGAAGAGTTTATAATCACAGCAGTAGATGATGATGGAAATCCTATAGAAAATAAGATGTATCTTTCTAATGCATTATCTTCATTCATCTATAATAAGATCTCTGAGAATGAATTAACCTTTGATACAGAAAATACGGATATTGTAATTCCTTTAAACGAATTACAGGATATAGAACTGTTCTTACTCAAGATTCAAAACAATGACTTAGGTAAGTCTTTAGATATCTTTACGGATATAATTAATAAGAAGAATGTAACTAAATCGTTCGATAAAGATACTATTGTAGAATCCCTTCAAGATGCAGCTTTAAAAGGTGGAGTAAAATGTCAATCTATTCATCTTGAAACTATTTTATCTTCGCAAATTTGTTCGGAAGAAGATAAACTTAAGAAGCCTGATTGGTCTAATCCTGATGCTAAGTATGAAATACTTACTTTGAATGAAGCATTGACCAATAACAAATCTATTATTGTAACTCTTGATTATCAGAAATTAGGAAGGGCTTTATTCCAACCTATAAACCATACTAAGACAGAACCTAGTATATTAGATCCGTTCTTTATGGCTAAACCTAAGAAGTTCTTAACTGCAGATCATGAAATATGGTCTGAAGTAAATAAATCTACAATGCTTCCTGGAGAATGCCCGATTATCTTTACTAAATATAAATCTGATAAAATACCTAGAGATATTAGAAAACATTTTGCATTTAGAGATAGGCCTAAAACTGAAATCGATGACTAAGTTATACCCCAATAGCATTTCTGCTATTGGGGGAGTTATTTGTAAGAAAAACAAAATGAAAAGAAAGTATAACAAAACAAACATTATCAACATACAGGAGCATATAGTGTTACATACAGGAGATCAATATAGTTTAGCAAAAGGAGAGATAACAAATAACTCAATATTATGTTAACCTATTAAAAACCTATATAGATTATATACTATAAATATGAATAGATCTTTAGTATCTAGCGTATATTTATTTAACTTTATTTCAATTCTATTTTTTATTTTAGGAGGAGATATTATGTTATATTTTGAATCAACATCAACAACCCATGGAAATAAAGAATATAAAGGATTCTTTATTTCATTTGTAGATAAGATCGAAGTCTACAAACACCTTGATCTCAAATATGATGATAAAGATATTTGGGAAATTTTCTTAGTTGGTAGAGATAATAATAATCAAACTAACTCTATCACATTTTATTGCTATCCTTTTTATGATAAGAAAAATCCTGATGAGAAGATTCCTAATTATAATCTTTTAAATAAGACTCTTAAGAAGATAGCAGAAGATTCTCATATTTTCAGAATTACTGTTATCGAATCTGATTATATGAATTATATTGAAGGTTTTGACCAAGAATCTTTAACCAAATTCATTGAATCAACTCCTGAAGAATTTGAAGGAACTATACTAGAAGGAGATGCTGAAAATGAAATGTATTTATATTTCATGGATGCACTTCTAGATTTTGTTGAAATAACCAGAGATGATCTTGTTTGGGATAAGATGGATGAATCTTAACTCGATTAAACTTTATTTTGTTGGGGTTGTAGGAGGATATAAACTATGTTAAATTTTACAATGTTGGATATCAATTTTAATAATAATGAAGAAGTATCTAGAAATAATGTGGAAGATATATTTAGTTCATACAATTACAAAGAGTTTGGTAATATCATTATCACTGACTTAGATGATGATATTACTTATGATGGTAAAAAGTTATGTACCATCGAATTTAGTAGATATGGAAATAATTACTATGAAGAATTCTGCATAATTTCCTATCGTGTAGTAAATAAAGCCAAGTTAACTCTTACTTTGAAAAGGCTTATAGAAGATAATAGCTATTTCGATACTAAGCTCATACTTGGATACAAATTCAAAGATCATCTTTACTCTTCAAGTATTGATAGCAAAGTTGTATCTAAAGGTATATCTGATTTCATCACAAAGAATAATTTTAGGGGTGATGAAATGTTAGACTTTGAAAATATGATAGAAAGACTAAGAGAAAACTACGTTGCTAGTAAAAAGACTAATGCTGCTCTTGAATATGAAATTTATCGTCTTTAAAAGTTTATTAGAGAAGGGAATCATTCCCTTCTCTTTTTTTTTGTAATTTTAAGATAGGTATATACAATAATTATGAAACGTAAAACGATATAGTAATTCTTATAAAGGAGATTCTATAATGCAAAATAAAGAAGTTACTAGCAAAATAGAAATGAGACATACTGCTACGATCATTCATAATTATGATATTGGAGATAATGAATTTATAGAAAGAAAGTTCTCTATTTATAATAAAACCTACCATAGATTAGAACCTAAAGGAATGTATTATGATCAAGAAAATAAAGATTTATATCTTCCTGCAGGATTAGAACAGTATTTTATAGATAGATCATTTGGCGATGATATTTATAGAAAAGTATATCCTGATGCATATGATAAGATTCCTAAGGTAAGATTAAAGTATCTTCCTAGAGATGAAAAGCAAAAAGAAGCTATAAGATTCTGTTTAGGAATGGATCCTTATAGAAGAAATCTTGATAAACCTCAACTACAGTTAAATTTAAATACTGGTGTAGGTAAAACATATGTGGCTGTAACAACCTTTGCTTATCTATCTATCAAAACAATGATGATTACCTCTTCATTAGATTGGATTGATCAATGGAGAGAAAAGATCAAAGAATATACAGATTTAAAAGATGATGAAATTTATACTATAGCAGGTATGGGAACTATAGCAAAGCTTATCAATGGAATGAAAGATATATCTAAAATTAAATTCTTCTTATGTTCGCATAGTACGCTAAAATCATTTGCTAAAAAACATGGATGGAATATGGTGGGTGCACTGTTTAGAAGATTAAAGATTGGAGTTAAAATATATGATGAAGCTCATCTTTGGTTTGATAATATTTGTATGATAGATTTCTTTACAGATACTTACAAAACATTCTATCTTACAGCTACTCCTATTCAATCAGATTATTTTGATAATAGAATATACCAAGCTGCATTTAAAACAGTTCCATCTATTGACTTATTTGATGAGGATAAAGATCCTCATACAAAGTATATTTCAATTCTATTTAATTCTCATCCTAGACCTCAAGATATACAAGAGTGTGCAAATGTATATGGGTTTGATAGAATAAAGTATACTGATTATTTAACTACAAAAGAAAATTATTATAAAATACTAAAGATTTTATTAGTAATGATAGAACAAACTGTATCTCATGAAGGAAAAGTTCTTATCTATATAGGAACTAATGCTGCTATACTAAAAACTTTCTATTGGATTAGATACAACTATCCTAATCTACCCATAGGGTTATTCTCTTCCTTAGTTCCTAAAGATGTAAAGCAAAGAGAATTAGAAAATAAGATTATACTTACAACTACAAAGTCAGCTGGTGCTGCCTTAGATATAAAAGGATTGGAAATGACTATTGTTCTTAATGAACCTTTCAAATCTAAAGTACTTACTAAACAAACTTTTGGTAGAACTAGATCAGATAATACTAGATATATCGATGTAGTTGATGTTGGATTTAGTACTTTAAAATACTATTATACTACAAAGAAACCTTTATTTAAAAAGATAGCTACTGAGTGTTCAGAGATCCAATTATCTGATTATGAAATAAATCAAAAGCTATATGAAATCTTTACCAATGAGCAAAAGCAATTAGAATCGATTCAATCAAATAAAGATTTAAAACAAGTTATAGAAATTACAAAGACTATAGGGAAGAGCTATTAAGCTCTTCCCTATAATCTCTGTGTTTGCATTAAAAGATTCGTATTAACGGGTGACCCTTTCAAAAA